GTCGCCATACCAGCGCCTACAGCTCCATATCCTAGAAAATCCGGCAACACAAACAGCGGATCCAAAAGAATGTTAAGGATACCGCCGAGAGAGACGCCAAACGCCGCTATGCTGGCTGCACCTTCTGCGCGAATCAAGTTTGCCATCAGAGTATTCAGGATCGTAAAGGGTCCGCCCAAAATCACCACCCACAATGCGTATCCATATGCGATTGGATAGGTCTCCTCTGTTGCCCCGCATAAGTGAAGAATCGGAGAGGCCAGAAGAGCAAAAGCCATAGAAAATAAAATGCCGGAGAGCACCCCTCCATAGATGGAGATCGTAGAAATTCTCCGTGCATCTGTCTCATTTTTTTTGCCCAGCGCCCGGGCTATAGCGCTTGCGCCACCTACACCGAACAAATTGGAGATAGCGGTCAGCATGATAAAACAGGGATACACTACCGTAACAGCTGCTGTCTCCTGAGGAGCATTCAACCTTCCAACAAAATAGGTATCCGCCAGGTTATAGACCAGGGTGATCATTTGGCTGGCGATTGACGGCAAAATCTGCGCAATCACAGCCCAGTGGATCGGCGCATGTTCAAAAATTTCCAGATTGGCTGGCCGTTTCATTTCAAAAAATTCCCCTCAGCTTCGCTTGACATTCTCATATGCCAGTTCCAAATAGCGGATGAACGCCTGCTGCTTTACATTGCGATTTTCTGATTTTTATTTCTGGGTGTCCCATTTTGATGAACGAAAAAAAGTCTTAAAAGCGGCTTAATTTTTAAGGTTTATAGCATAGAAAAAGAGGCCGAATTTGGATTGCCTCATTTTTGAGTTCCAAATTTCGACCTCTGTTCACATGGCCCGCCCGGAGGGATTCGAACCCCCGGCCTTCAGAATCGGAATCTAATATATCTTCCGATTATATCTAGTATTTTTAACATTCGATACACATTTTGATGCACATGTTAAGCCGTAACATATAATACACCATTGAATCCCAAAAGTCAATATGAAGCTTTATTTTGCAAGTATTCGTCCAATTTGCAAATATTTTTCTTTTTGTATTGCTGATCCAAATGAGTATATATTTCAAGCGTAGTTTTGATATCGCTATGACCTAATTGATCCCTTGCTGTTAGTACATCAACTCCAGAAAGATAAAGCATCGTGGCAAAAGTATGCCTCAGCCAATGTGCAGTTATATTAGGAATCGTCAAAACGATTCCGTTACTATTATATTTTGATTTTGCTCTCTTGCCTTTTTTGTCAATGTTATTCCCATACTTAAAATTGAGATCAATTAGATACGATTCCCACATGCGGCGCCAGGCGTTTTCAGTCATCATCTTGCCAGATGCTGATGGACATACAAGAACGGGAACAGTGCCTTTTTCTTTTTCCTTTTTCAATTCTTCCTTTAGATAATCAACCAATATAATAGGAATATTAACTGTTCTATTTCCAGCTTGTGTTTTTGCACCAGACTTAAGAACGGAGCAGCCATTTACCATCTCAACAGATTTATTTACACGTATTGTCCGCTCTTTAAAATCGATGTCTCCCCAAGTTAATGGGATCAGCTCTCCCCTTCTCAATCCGGAATACATCATAATCATAGCTGCTCGCTTTGCCCTATGAGGGGTATTTAAAATCCACTGTTGTTCTACTTCTGTCAATGCCCTACGCTGCTCTTTAGGCTGCCCGGCTGGGAGCTTAACTGCTCTAGCCGGATTATAGTCCATTACCCTATTATCAATCGCCAACTGTAGAATTTGTTCAGCGGTATCTCTATACCCTTTTAATGTTCTTCTTGAAGTAGGTTTATGAGTTTTTGGGTTTTTTCTTGCTCTTTCCAACAGCAACGATTGAATATCTGCTGCTTTTATTTTTTTTACTTCTAAATTATTTAAAGCGGATAATCCGTCAACATAACCCTCTAAATTTTTATACCATCTCTCAGATACTTCGGTTTCTTTAATTTTTAACCATTCTTTTGCCCAGTGTTCAAAGGTGTCATTTTGTGACGCAAGATTTAATCCCCGATGCAAAGCCTCTTTAACCTCTTGCGCTTTCCTCTCAGCTTCTCTCTGTGTTTTTCCATAGCAGGCTTTATATTTTGGTTTTCCGTCCACTCTGCCCAGATAAACGCGGACGCAGACACGTCCGTTATATTTTGCATTGCTTTTTGCCATAATAAAAACCACCTCCAAAGTAAGACTTGCCAAGCCTACCCAGAAAGTGGTATAATTTCGTTGTTCGGACGCATTATCCACTTTGGGTAAGCTGTTCTATTTTATCCCCCATCGGCTGCAACCGGTGGGGGATTTTTTATTGCCCTGTTTAATTGCCTCGAATCCGGTGCAATTAAAATCCATCATGTTTACTGGACAAATAAAAAGCCAGATGTTATAATTCACAGCGTAAGGTGTTATCGCAACGGTAGGCGGTTAGTCCCTTTCTCTTTAGGAGGGACGTTATACTTTCTTTTTCCCCTCCTGGAAAGGAGGGTGGTGCTTATGGTTACATATGCGGAACTGTTTCAGTATTCGCTTGTGCTAATCGGCATTATAAGCCTTGTTTTGGCAATAAAAAAGAAGTAACCGCCCAGCCTCGAAACTAGCGGTTACTTCGACCGAATAGAGGGGCTAACCGTCTCAACGATAGCACCTTACGCTTTTATTGTAACCGCTTCTTTTCTATTTGTCAATAAGCTCCCCCGCTTTATCCAAGATGGATTGAGACGGGGGTTATTTTTTTGTTTGTTCATCTGCATATCCCGCAGAATTATCGATTAAATCAATGTAATTTTCAATATCTTCTATAACGCTAATAGGAACTTTCCAATGTATAATATTCTTCTTTTGAACTATGTTAAATCTATCATCTTTTTTATCTTGCGGAGCTGGCCAAATTGAAAACCATTTTGATTTAATCCCTATCTTAAACCTAAAAAAATCGTAATTTTCATCTAAAGAGACGGTAACATAATTTTGACATCTTCTATCAATAGATACCCTATTTTTATAAGTATTGTTATTTAATATATTTTTTAGGGCGATATTTACAAAACGCTTTTCCTCTTCGGTTAAGACTGCTGGTATTCCTCTCCCGCTCTGGTTAAAAACAGACAATTCCCCATCTTTTAATTCCATAAATATTTTCATAGATTTCTCCCCATATAGAATTATTTATAAGTAATAAGAGTGTGAAAACCTTCTGTATTACCAGTTAATCCCTGACCCTGTATTGAGTTAAATTTCACATCTAAAATTATATAACCGTCTATTTGCATACAATGCAAAATGTAATCAATCTGAGTTGTGTATTTATCTTCGCAACCAAAACTTTGATTTCCAAGTTTACTAAAGCTGTTGACCATTACAACATGAACGCCCCCATCTTTAGGTTTTAAATACTGTCTCAGTGTCTCATAAACATTTTCTGCTGCCCTCTGCTGTCCTTTTGTAAACATACCCATAACATATTCCTCCTAAATGTTGACATATTTTCCAAATATGCTACAATTTATTTGGGTATGTGATCACTCGTCACTATCCAGATTTCAGGCCGTTCAGAGTTGCCGCTCTGGACGGTCATTTTATTTTTGTCAATGTGCTAATATTTCACGTTCCCATTTTGGGAAAAATATTTTCAAAACCTCTTGATTTTAAATTTTTGTGTGCTATAATAAAGGCACAAAAAGAACAAACGTTTTATAAAGAGAGGGGCGGAAAATATTGAAACAGAATACTAAAACGAATACGGCAGATCTTAAAAGCGAATCGAGTGTGGTCTTTGGCCCCTCTGATGAGGAGTACGGTGAAATCCAATTAATCGGTACTCTTAATCAAAAACATAAAAAGCAACTTATTGATTTGGTTCATTTTCTCTCTGCTTCATCTGACGAGCAACAGAGAAAACAATATCTCGATCTGCTTTTGAAAGAGATTTAAGCAATTCTATTTCCTCTTTGGATAACCCATCGCTATCATCAGCGGTGGGTTTTTCTTCTAAGTTTAATAAATACATAGGGGTGGTTCCTAAAGCCGAAGCCAATTTTTCAATGGTAGAGCGTTTTAAGTTAACAACAATGCCATTCTCATATTTGTATATAGCCGCTTTCTTTACTCCCACAATTTTTCCGAGTTCTTCCTGGGACATTCCTAAGGCCATGCGTAATTGTTTAATTTTTTCTCCGGTGGTCAATATATCACCCCCTATTATAACCGTATCCTAATTATATCACTTTTTTTGAAAAAATCAAGAAAAATATCTTGACAAGATACATGAGGAGTGGTAAACTTTAAGTATCTTAAAAAGATGCAAACAGAAAGCAGGTGATTACATTGAACAAGGCTTTGCTAAAGTCATTTATTGTACGTTACGATAAGACGCAGCTTAATTTAGCAAAAGCTATGGGTATCAGCTTATCAAGGCTTAATGCCAAGATTAATGAATCAAATGGCGCTGAATTTACTCAAGGCGAAATTTGCTTTATTAAAAATAGATATCGTCTTAGTAATCGAGATGTAAGCAATATATTTTTTACCTCGAAAGTATCTTAAAAAGATACCAAACCGTGCTTTAAACACAACACTCAAAATCACTAAGAAAGGAAGCCGGGTGAAGGACATGGAACAAGGCAAAAATTCATTTGACCTCAACAGCGAAGTAAAAAACACTCCACATATTGTCAAGGTTGACGGTGTTCAACTGTTTAGCGCAGACTGGGTCTTTGAACAAATGCAGGCACAAAGCTGTCGGATTGACCGATCTAACAAATTTGCATTGTTGGGAATAGCTGTAGGGGTTGTCGCTGTTATTTTAGCAATATTACTTTAATTATTCCAGGGAAAATAGCAGACAATACGCTCACGATTAAGGCTAATGTAGATATTATGGTTGGAAGAACCCATTTCCAAAAGTTGAACAACCTTTTTTCAAGAAACTCGTTTCCTCTTGGAGCGCAATAAGAACGAAATTCTTGATTTGAATTTCCGCCCCAATCTTTAAAATCAATCCATTCGCCTTTTTCGTTTTTTGTAGCAATGTATCTTTCCTTTGAAAGCGATTCTAATAAGAAAACATTCGCAGATTCTTTATATTTTCTGCGTAAATTTCCCCATGACGTTCCCCTATCTCCACAACGTCGAATGTACCGTAAAATTTTGATTGTTCTTTTGTCAAAATAGATTTCCATTTTTGTACACCTCAAGCACATTATAGCAAAAACTTGCTGGACAGGCCACTACAAACGAAAAGGAAGTGGGGTGAGAGATATGAAAATTACGATCAAGGCGGAGCCAAAAGAAATAGCCGCCCTTGTAGTAGCGATACAAGAGCGGCAATATGAAACGGTTTCACTTTTTTGTGATGGAAAAGAGATATATCGTTCAAACGAATCGGTCAAAAATGACACTGAAATTCAGCAAAGTATTAACAACGGCGTTATTTCTGCGATTGAAGCCATTGATGATAATGACGAAGCAAAGCCATTGTCTGCTGATTAGAAATTTTTGTGATTAGGAAAACATCTTCTTTTGAAAGAGTAAGTCCTTGATTCCATTCGTTTTGCAATGAAGAAACTGTATCATATTGGATTTCATTAATATGTTCTTTTGCGTATTGAATAAAGTCATTAAATTCTTTCATTTGGTCACCTCCTCCCTGTTGACATTTTACCACTCATTGGGAGGACAGGCAATCAAACCAAAATAAAATAGCCGCACTCAGGCGGCGGAAAGGAGAAACAAATGAAAATCTATCGTGATTGGTGTGACGTTCCCATCGTCTTAACCACAGAAATCGCCGCAGATATCACCGGTGAATATGTAAAAACCGTATCACGTCTTTGCCGGGAGGGAAAAATCAAAGCCGTTAGGCGCGGGAAAAGATGGTTTATTCCTAAAGAATCATTAATGGAATATTGCGGTGTTAATGGTTCTGTTTGGAATGAACCACAAGTAATAAAACCATAAAGGAGGACAAGCACATGAACGCAGACGACATAGAAAGAGTTCGGAAAATAGTGGATCGGGACGGCTGGAACATCATTTGGATAGGTGCAAAAATGCCATGTGAGTTTTTTGATGAGGAGATTGAACTTCTCTATGAGGATATGGACGGCCAGCCTTGTATTTGCTATGCGATTTATACCTATGACAAAAGCGGATTTTACCATAGCCCATATTTTCAGAGAAAATCTGACGGCGCAAAAATGGGTCGGTGCATTGCATGGCGTAAATCTCTTAAAGAGGCGTAAAACCATAAAGGAGGACAAGCACATGAGCACAGAAATGACGGTGGCGTTTATCGTTCTGGCGGTATGGAGCGCCGTATTCACAGCGGCATATATCGGCGAGCGGTACCGGAACCGGAAACTGAGGAACGCTTTAAAGAAGAAAAGGAGCCGGTACATAAGAGAGGTGAGTTATG